ACCCTTTGCGGACTGGTTTAGGGTTGGGTGAGGGTAGTCTCCATCCCAATGGCTACTGATTTCAGCGCCTGCTCCAACGCTGGCGGTAACTTCTTTCCTCTTTTCTCTGCTCGGCGCAGAATCCCCTGACAGGCTGTGGCGCTCAAAAAGAACCGCTGCGGCAGCTCTCCAGTCTCCAAGGTATCCGACAACAAACACACGGCGGCGTCGCTGGGCCACTCCAAAGTACTGAGCGTCAAGAATTCGGTATGCGAACCCATACCCGAGTTCCCCCAGCGCCCCGAGGAAGGTGCCAAAATCTTTTCCTCCGTTAGATGACAAGACGCCGGGGACGTTTTCCCAAACCAACCATCGGGGGCGATGTTGGTCAGCAATGGCAAGGAATGTGAGCATGAGGTTGCCACGCGGGTCATCCAATCCTTTTCTAAGTCCAGCAACGCTGAATGATTGGCAGGGGGTTCCTCCAACAAGAAGGTCAATTGCTCCAATGTTCCACTCCTTAAATTTGGTCATGTCGCCCACATTAGGCACGTCTGGGTAATGGTGCGCAAGCACCTGGGATGGGAATTTTTCGATCTCTGAGTAGGCCGCTGCCGTCCATCCAAGTGGATGCCAAGCAACTGTGGCGGCCTCAATGCCAGAGCACACAGACAAATATCTCACTTCTTCTTCTCCATTTTTTTAATTCTTTGCTCCAATTCGTACACCCGCCGGGCCAACATGAGCACCAGCAGTTGCCAGAATTCTTCTTTTGATTCCATGAGGGAAAAAAAAGCCGGGGACAAAGCCCCGGCCCTTAATTCGTTACGTCTTAGAACAAGTCCTCGTCAGAGTGAACGGGGATAGGTGCAGCGTGTTGCTTGGCCGCTGGAGCTGCTGGTGCCGGTACTGGCGCAGGGAAAGGATCAAACTCGTCAATGGGCGGTGTCTGCGCGTCCATGCCTGCTGGCCTGGCGATCCAACCCGTTAAGTTAAATGCCGGGATGCGAGTTGTGCCCTTGCCGATCTTCTCCATTCGGCTGCCTGTGTACTCAATCACTGGCAGTTTGTCAGGGTTTGCAGCACGCTGCTCAGAACACTGCTTCCACAGGGCTTCGAGTCCCATGTTGGGGCCAACGCCATTGCTGGACCACTCAACAGTTCCAAGTGCCTTGGAATAAAACACCACACTAAACCCACGCTTGTGGTTTGCAGTGGGCTGCGGACCCTTCTTGCCCAGGGCAGCATCAGGCTGCCAGTCACGCACACCAACGCCCAGCTCGAGCCAGCCGGTGACCACGTTGTCAATGTCAAAGACCACTTTGCCAAGTTGGATCTCTCCATCTTGATTGGTCCAGGCATTGGCCTGGGGAGAGAAACGAATGTAGGATCCGGAGCCGCCACCAGAGGATAAGTTAAGCATTTTGCGTTTTCGCTTTCAGAGTTGTGTGTCAATAGACACGGTTGGGGGAATGGGATTATTGGGCAATCTCAACGGCACGGCCTAGAGTCAAACCCGAGGATTCTTTTGTGGTGAGGTCATCGACCATGGACTTCTTGTCCTTGCCCAGCAGCTTCTCGGCCACCGCAGGCGTCACCATCTCAGTTAAGACCAGTTTGGACTTGTCAAGGCCAGCCGTAGTTAGCGCTTGCAAGGCGGCATCCTCGTTGGTCCATTTGCGTGTTGCACGCTTTGGGACCATCTGCCATCCATGAATTGACTCACCGTTCCTGATTCGTTGCACAGCATGGTCACGCACAGCGTCAATGAATTTCTCCACCACTGGCGCACGCTCCAAGAGGTCAGCAATCTGCTCAACTGATAGCGAGACCATGACGGCCTGGATCTGTTGCTTGTCCAGGGTTCTGAGGTCTGGCTTGGCCGCGAGCACCTCAAACCCTTTGCGTTGGGCAGGGCAAACGATCTTGGCAGGGCAGTACTGACAGGCGCCATCACTGGGGTTTGGTTGGGCGTCATCCACAGTAACCTGGACAATGGCCGGGCGCAAGGTGTTTTGATACCAGTCCCAGAGTTCTTTATACGTCATCGAGTGGCTGCGCACGTCACCATGGTGCGGTTGGACAATGCGCAGCTCAATGCTTTGGGGTGGCGGTATGCCGTTCTTTGCGGCTGACCTGATGGCGCCCAAGGCGTAGATCTTGAGCTGGGGACTGTCAGCATCCACCCAGCCTTTGCCTGTCTTCAAATCGCTCACGATGAGCTTGCCAGACCCAACACCCACAACGTCAGCAGTCCCGCCCAGCTTGACCTCGTCAGTGTCCACAATGGTGACGTACTGCTCGACCCTGACGTGCCCCAGTTCGTCCCTGACCCGCTTGATCTCATCGAGGTGGAGCTGCGCATACTCGGCATTGGCCGCCGTCATGGTGATGTTTCCAATCGCCTTGCCGACATGGTTTGCCGGGTTGGTTCCAGTCTTGTAGCAAAGCTCGGCCAGGGCATGGATGGCCGTCCCGATCTGCGCAGCTTCCCCAGCAGGTTCTTGCTCGATCCCTTGGGACAGGCGCACGCTGGCCGGGCAGGCGATCCAGCGCGATGCTGCACTGGGTCTGAGGATTATTTTTTGTTCCATGATTCGCGCTCCGCATCCTGTTCGTTGATGATGATTGTGTAGATGAGCTGGCGCACCTCATTACTGACTGCGTGCCCAAGGTCCTCGGGACTGAGCATTCGCGATAGCAGCAGCGTCTTATCCTGGTTGGCACGTCTGGCCTTCTCGAGTTCCTGGGTGAGCCAGACAATCTGGTCCCTCATGGCTTTGCGTTCAACGTCATCCATGCTTACGCCCCCAATGTGCAATGAGTGCAGCGTCAGCACGGCCATCGTCCTTGACGCGCTTGAAGAAATATTCGTAATTGGGAAACAGCTCCATTGCCCTGGCCCTCGAGGCATCCTTGCCTGGGCTGCGGCCAATGGCACGGGTCCAGGTGGCAGGGGCCACAAAGGTGACGGGCATCTTGAGCGCTGCCAAGATCCCCTCAATCATTCCAAATGAACGGCCAAACGAAAAGACACTTGTCACGCCCTGGCCTGCCATGGCACTCACGCGCTCGCAGTAGACGTGGCAGTCTTTGCCGGCGTACAGGTTCAGCAGCTCGGCCAGCTCATTTGCGCTGACCTGCCGCTTGGCCTTGCCGTTGCGGTCCACGGTCATCACCGGCATGTCATGGATCTGGAGTGTGTCATCTGTGATCACCGCAATGGCACCCGATAGACCTGGGTCGATGCCAATGTGCCTCATTTGAGCGCCTCGTCCATGGCCTTGTTGAGCACTTGCAGCCTGGCCGCCACCATGGCATCGACCACTTGGTTGAGGCGCACCACACTGGCATATAAGGGCTTGGTACGGCCACTAAGCCACCTGCTGGCTTGACTCTGGTCGATCTCTGCGACACGGCAGACATCGGCCATGGAGTAGCCTGCGGCACTGGCCTTGGACATAACGTCTTTGATGGGGTTGTCAGTTGTTTTCATGTCTTGCATGTTAACCCCAATTTGACAACTTGTGCAAGTAGTCAAAAAAATGGGGGCCAGACAGTGATGACCGGCCCCCCAAATGGCAACTGCGCCCGGTTGGAGTGCCCGGCGCAATCAGCAGGTGTTGGCCTGCCGGGGTTGATTGTATGGGGTTAATAGTTGACTGGATTGTGTGGGATTTGATGACTTAGTCAATGTGTGTATGATCGGCAGATCAACAACAAGGAGTATTTAAATGCAAACAGTACAAGCAATCATCGGTGACGGCAGCAAGGTTGACTGCATCGTTGTGTATGCCGGTGAGACATGGCGCATTGTCAGCATCGGCGCGGAGCGCAATGGCAGCACCTATTGCCATCTGGCAAACCTTACCCGTGGCCGTCAGCAAAAGAATGGGTGGATACCCATCCAAGTTGGCGACTGGATCGACAGTGCCGTCATTGCGCGTGCAAAGCCTCGTTAAATCAACCGGGGCCACGGCCCCAACTTCAAGGAGTATTTAAATGATCACCAAAGCAGAAACCGAAAAAATCTATGCCGATCATGGCATCGACTTGACACCAGCAGAAATCATTGAAATCACTGCTGACGCAAATGAAAATGGCAAAAACAACCATCGCGGTCTTAATGCCCATGAATGGGTCATACGTTGGGCGAAATCTAACGCTTCTGAAAATGATTGGAACCCATCTTTTTCTGAGCGCCTCGAGTACGAAGATTGACCATGTACTCAGATCTCGATTACCAAGAATGGCGGTGGGGTCAGATCCTCACTGGCCGCGCAGACTACAACCCAGACGATCAACCCCCAACTGATGAGGAGCTTGAAGATGATGATCATTGACTTCTGCCGGGTTCCTCGGACCATGCGCGAGTGCCTTGATGAGGGGTTCACAACGCACCAGGTCTACAACGCCGTGCGCAAGAACCAACTCTCCAATGTCAACCGCAAAGATGCCTGGGGACGCACCAAGCGCGGCGCTGGGTTGTTTGTTGTGCGTGATGAGTCCATGCGCCTGGATCAGCTTATCGTCTCCACCAAAGACCTTGCAACGGCCCTCGCGGCCTGGAGATGAAGATGCCACGTCCAAAGAGTGAGATGACCAGCGTGGCCGTCACGGTCAGCGCCAGGCTGATCCCGGCGCACTTTGCTGAGTGGAAGCGCCTGGGCGGCATCAACTGGCTGCGCCAGCAACTGCGCGAGTCTATTCAAAAACGTAAGGAGCAAAGCAAATGAGTGGTTTTAAATTCGGTTTCATCCTAGTCTGTTTCCTGCCCTTCATCGGGTTCGCCTGCCGGGTGGCCGTGGAGCTTTTCAAGTATGGATACAACGCGCTGTGACCGGCTGGCGCAAACGACAAATTAAGGAGTGTGAGATGAACAAAGACCATACCGCGCAAGACCTCGAAATGGTCACCCCACCACAGCGCACAGAGCAAAAGCCTGATGAGTTAAGTATTGCTTACATGAGTGGTTTATATGACGGCAAAAAGAAGCGCCCGTGGGTAGATCTGACCGACACGCAAATTGAAAACGTCTATTTTGAAATGGTGCAAGAACACAGGGGCGCACCCATGCCTTGGGGACAGGTGCAGTTTGGCAAAGCATTGCTGAAAAAATTCAGAGAGGTGAACCAATGAAAGCACAACAAGTCTTTATGGCACTTATGGTGAGCAAAGGCTACACCCCAGCAGACTTGGCCTGGGACGGGACCAAGTTCACCAACAGCAACATTGTCACCCGCTGGAATTACTTCCTGCTCGGGTGGGAGATGAGAGGTGTAATGTGATCAATATTCAAACAAGGAGTGAAATCATGGAAAATGAAACAACCCGCAAATTCCCCAGGACATTCACTGAGGCATTCCCCAACTCACTCGAGAATGGCGCGGCCATCGAGATCCACGTCCATGAGTGCAGCACCGCTGAAAAGATCATCCGCGTGATCAGCCTCATTGGCCTGATCGTGGTGGCGATGGACTGCTTGGTCTGGAGGGCGTAAGCATGAACAACAAAGATACAAGTGGGCCAGCGTTTCCCGTGCACCCAGATATGGCAGGCCAGTTGGGTTGCGTCCCCAGTCAATCAGACGCAGGCATGAGCCTGCGCGATTACTTTGCGGCAAGGGCATTGACTGTTTACTGGTCAGGCCCAGATGCCTTAGAGGCGAGCAATGATATAGACGCAATAGCCGGTTGGTGCTATTGCATGGCAGACGCCATGCTGAAAGCGAGGGAACAATGAGCGAGTCAATGCAACAACAGATCGACCTCGAGGTCAACAAGATGCGTGCCCCTGGCGGCATTGCAGGGGTCATGCTCAACAGGCATGAGTATGAGCAGCTCATCAGGAAGGCCATCACAAATGGCACGCTGATCGGGTACATCCATGGCGAGACGTTCACCCGCGAGCGCATGGAGCGCAAGTACCGAGATCTGGACCAGGAGATGCAGCTACTGCGCGAGAGGGTCAAAGACCTTGAGCTTGAAGTCATTGCCTCGGTCAAATGAAGTCTGCCCAACTGCCCCGCTTGATCAAGGCCATCACCGACATTGGCCTGACCTCAGCGGAGGTGGCTGAGACGATCCATTGCACCGACAGGTCTGCCAGGCTGCTGATCCTGCGGCTGCGCCGGCAGCACCTGGTCCACATACAAGAGTGGACCCGGTCAGAGGTCAGGGGTATCCCGGTGGCGGTTTACAGGTACGGGATCGGCATTGATGCCATCAAGCCTTTGCCCAGTAGCGTCAGCGACAGGGTGCGCAAGTGGAGACGCAAAGAGTCCCTCGATGACAAAGCCTTCAGGCAGGCGCGTGATCGGGGCCGTAAAGTGAAGATCAGGAGAGATCCGCTGGTGGCTGCGTTTTTTGGAGAAGTGAAGTGATTGACAAAGACAAATTGAAAAACTACCTGCTCGCATTGATGGATGAGGCAGAGGAGGTGCAGGCCGCAAGTGGTGAAACACCATCAGCACAAGAGGCCATCCAGCAGATCATGGACTGGATTGATCAGTCATCGATTGAGAGCAAACCGCCTTTGGTGATCCCGCCAGCGTAAGCCTGACCGCGAATGATCATGTCTCTGGCAGTTTCTGGAGAGATGCCAAGACGTGTCGCGGTTTCTCCGATTTGCTGCGCCAGCAACTCTAGCTTTGGCGCCCCAATGGGTGATGTCACACCAGTTGCGCCAGATCCAGCGCCCCAGATCACGGCCTGGGTAGGCACTGCTTCAAGCCCCATGGGTTGAGCAATTCTCTGGTTGAACCATGGACCCAACGCAACCATCTCAGGCACTGACGCGCTGGCCTTGGGTATGGTTGGCACGCCCTTTTTGGTTGTCGCACCGCGAACGTCAGGCAACCCAACCAGGCGCGACCAGTGGGCATCACCAACCGGGTATTGTGTCTGGAATCCTGTCTCTGGCACGCCAGACGCATGGATATAGCTCGGTACTTTGGCCGAATCCATCTCAATCAAGCCAGACGCCAGATACTTGCCCATGGGGCCAGCCTGAGCTGTACTGTGATATGGATGGCCGATCACACCGGCCAGTTCTGGCGGGTAATCTGCGCCCCGCTTGAATTCAGACACACCGCCATATTTCCTGAAGTCCTCAAATCGGCCAAGTGTGTCCATCATGTTGGCAGCGGTGCCGCGATTCAACTCTGTCAGCACTTCACTGCCGGGGCTAGACATACCCGTCAAGGCATTAAATTTGTTGTACTCGCCAATGGCCTTGTCTTGCCCATAAATGTCCACAAAGCGCTGATACAGCGGGTCCATGGTGTACCAAGACGCCATGCCCTTGAACAACTCAGGCTGCAATCTTGCCTCGGCCACAATGTCTTGCAGACGCTGCTCATTGCGTGGGTTCATCACTTGAGAAGCATGGGCCGCGCCTTTGGGATTTTTGGCGGTTTTGAATGGCACATCAGTGATGTTGCCAGCTCGCGTGCCTTGCTGGGAAATGTCAAACAGGTCTTGCCTGGTCACGCCAAACAATTGCTGGAGCAATGGATTCTCTGGTGCGACCCTGCTGGTTGCCTCTTGCACCAATTCCTTGGGGTTTTTGTAAATGTTGGGGAATGCAATGCGCTCAGGGTTCATCACGGTGGCCTGGCGCTTGGTCACGTTGCTGGTTGTCCCCTGCGTCAGATCCTGCAACAACTGAGCAGGCAGACCGCCCCGCGCCATCACGTTGGCCGCGACTGGTTCCATGGCACGCTCTGCTGCCATACCGGCACGCTCAAACTGTGAGGCATACGTTGCCTTGGGGATTGCGGCCAGCAAACCGGCCTCTGGCAATACTGGTGGCAGCTTGGTGGATTCAAGCAGGCCAGCAACGCTTTGCAGAGCGTTCTGGGCCATCTGGCCGCGGGGTGCATAGGTGTACTGCTTGATAAAGTCTTGAGTGGCCTTGTCGGCCAGCTTGACGCCTTCCTTTGTGCCGTACTTACCTGACCTGATGTTTTGCAAGATGCCGTAAGGAATACCGGCCAAGGTGGCAGCGGCACCGCTACCAAGCGTTGCGCCCGTCTCACCAGCAGCCTCGAGGTAATCCAGTAGACCAGTTGCCATCATTTCACCTCAAAGATCATTGACCCAGTAAACCGCCAACCAGCCCGGCGCCAGCCGTGACTGGTAATGCTCGGCGCATCAGTTCTTCCATTGCTGGATCAACCGCGCCACTAGGCATCAAACCAGTCTGTAACCTGCTTGCAATTGCAGTTGATGGGGCTGACGTGTAAGCCCGTGCAGCCAGGTTTGTCGGCATGGATAGCATCACGTTCAAAGGTGTGTATTCCATCATGCGTGCCGCTGTGCCTGAGTCACCAACGATAGGTTTAAATGCTTGTGCAAAGCGTGCGGCCTCATACATTGGAGTGGTATTACTTCCCTCCATAAATCCGCGAGGGTCTTTGCGTGTCAGAGCTGATGCCAAATTCAATCCTGAGACATTCCCTGATGATGGATTGACAACGCCAGAGGAGGTTCTAATTGTCATCAGGTTTCTGTAATTGGCACGCGCTGCTTGAAATGCTGCCTGATCTGCTGCTGACAATCCAGACATTAAAGCATCATCGACAATTTCTTTCATCTGAAACAAAGCCTCACCAAGTTCACGATCTCCATTTGGAGTTGTTCTCTCGTTTTTCGCTTTCTTGCCAATTTTTGATGACAAAACGGCCAATTGGTTTCCAGTGGCCTCGCCCTTCATAGCCAAATCTTGCAACTGCTTTACAAATATCTCAGATTTAAATGGTTTGGTAGTCAAACCCTCAAATGCGTTGTCAAGCAAATCAATGCCGTTGAGCACATAAGGCTGATCGATTTTTTGAACCGTTGGACTTGAAACCTTGTTGTAGACCTCGCTGATTTGTCTTTGAGCTTTTGCCAGTACAGGGTTGCTCAGTTCACTGGCATTGACTCCAATGGCCTGAGCTGTCGATTGGTTCAAAATCCTTTGATTGGTTGCTTTGATCTCATTAAATGGGCCAGACGTCAATGGACTGGACTCCATTCGAGCCTCCATCTGCTGCAAAGATCTGCTGCCAGTTTCCTGGCCTGGAGTTGTGCGAAACCCCATTGCCTTGCCGCGATCAAGGATTGCCCTTTGAGCTTCAGTCAATGCCGCTGACGCATCAGCGCCAACAACGCCAGGCGTAACTTGGCCGCCAGTCACTGTGGCCGTTGGAGTCGCGGTTGCCGTTGCACTGCTCTGAGCTTGCGCAGTTGCTGGCCCCGGTGCCGGTCCAGGTGCTGGGGCTGCCATACCAGGCGCTCTTGAGCCAAACAAAATGCTCATCATCTTGTCGGTCAGGTATCCACCTCCAGCGCCCAAAGCCCCGCCAAATCCAATTTGCTGGGCCTTTTGTGTAAAGTATTCACCAGCGCCCATGTCTCGCGGCCTTGTCTCTGTCACCAGGTCGGACAATGTCGGCGCTGTTGCCCCAGTCTGGACGGGCTGCATTGCACCGCTGACGGCACCAGAAACAGCGCCAGCCTTGACGGGCTTGGCGGCCAGGTTCAATGCCCTGACGGCAGCAGTGCTTGGTAACAGTGTCCCACCCACATTGCCAACCATACGGCCAACATCAAGCTCATCTGGACGTAGCTGGCCGGTTCGATCTTGGCGGTATTGTTTTTCGCCAGCAGTCATGGCTTGCTCAAATGACTGACGTGCTGGACGTATGAATTGACCAATGACTGGCAACTGTTCAGCGCCCCTTGCTGCAAACTGGGCAGTGCCTTCAGCAACATCACGCAGGCCACGCACAACGCCACCAACTGGAGATGCCGCGAGCTTCTCCATAACGGTCTGTGGTGCTGCTGGAACCGCTGGAGCAGCAGTCCCAGGCAATGGCGGCAGCTTCTTCAATGCCTCGGCCATCTGCTCCCGCGACATTCCATCTGGGAAAGTAATCGGGCCATACCCAATTACGTTAACAGTTTGTGCCATTGATTACCTCACTTGAATGATTGTGTGGCTGGGTCCCATGAGAGTCCAGCACTTGGTTGCGTTGCTTGTTGGGCTTTTTGAATTGCCTTGAGTGCAGGGCCGCCACGCACTTGCATTGCAATTTCTGATGATCTTCGTGCATCAGCTTTTTGCTTAATGGTTTGTGGCTTGTCATCTGTTTGTGGAAAGTATTTTTTAATTTCCTTTTCCATCTCATCAGTACCGATAACAGCACCAGACTCTGAACGTAAATTTGCAGTCACCCAGTTTTCTTGAGCTTGGCGGTATTGCTGACGGCCACCACTTTCAATATAGTTTGCAAACCCAGTGGTAAGACCGGCAGACGGTATGCCGCGCAAAATTGCCTGCGTTCTGCTTGGACTTCCAAACACGTCCTCAAGCGTCAACTGCTTTCCATTCATGTCCACAATTGGCTGCTGAGTCAAAGGATCAATCAATGGCTGATTGAAGATTTGCTTTGCCTGGTTCATGCGCAAAGAGAATCCAGCAGACTTTGCCTGATCCTCAGTTGATGCGCCCTTACCAGTCAACTGTTCACCGCCAGCACCTGCAATTGGAATGATTGGTAAACCTGGCACTTTAGGCACATAAGCAAACCCATCTGCCGTTTCGACACGGTCATACTGGCCGCGATCAAATTCAGCTTTGCTGAGTTGCAAACGATCCAAAGCAATACCTAATTGCGCACGCTCAAGCCGCAATCTCTCAGCCTCTGCCGGGCTTAATCCAGTCAAGTATTCAGCATTCGCTGGGATTCTATTTTTGTCAACCCAAATGATCTTGTTGTTCAAGTTCATTTGGACCATCTCGCGTGGTACGCCAAAACCTGCAATGGTCTTGACGCTGCCGTCTTTGTATCTTTGGATCAGCACAGGGTTACCAAGTGCATCGGTAACCTCTTTGGGTTCGCCCAATGCCTCAAGTGCTGGAGCCTCTCCAGTTGGAATTTCAATTCTTCCACCAGTCTTCAGACGCTGAAATGTTTTGCCTTCAGCAGTTCGATACGGTTCGCCAATCACCTCTGGAGGCTGCAACATCTTCAAAAGCTCTGATCTTCCCTCTTTGGCGGGCATACTTCTAAGCAAGTCTCTTTGAGCCTTAGTCAAAGAAGATAAACCACCTTGAGCTGACATAGTAGCTTGCATACCGGCAGGAATTGGCTGACCAATCATGGCGTTACGCTGTGGACTTGGACCCATACCATATTGAGAAACAGGCAATGCCGCCGCCTGCATGGGAGTTATTGCATCGCCAGCAACTGGCACTTGAGCAAACATATCTCTGTATGCCTGATCGTCAGTCATCTGGCGCTTGTACTCGTCCAACTTCTGCCTAGTCAGCAACTGCTGAATCGCACCCTCTTGGGCCTTGCCATAGCTGGACGTGCCAGCTTGCAAGCCTGCACCAAGCGCTTGGCCCAGTGAGATGGGAGTGGCAGATGGGCCACCTGCTTGGAGCAGGGCCGCAGCGGTGGACAGCAGCGCTTGGCGCTGCATCGACTCTTGCTGCTCGGGGGTCAGGTACTCGCTCAGGGCAGACGTGCCGCCACCAAACAAGTCACCCAGCAAGCCCATGTTCATTGTTGCCATGATGTTTGTTCCTTAACCTAAGCCCAGCAAACCGCCCAAGACGGCGCCATAACCTGCATATTCTTTGCCACCCAAGATGCTGCCCAACTGAGCGCCACCCAAAGCACCGCCAAGGCCGCCTGCCAATTGGTTGCGGTAGATGGGTGAAGTTGTCGTGCCGCCCATATTGGGCAACTGTTGTCCCAATGCACCGCCAGTGATGCCAAGTTGTTGCAACCTTAGATTACGCTCTGCATCAAGTCTTGCCTGGTCCAATGCTTGACGCTGCTGCGCAACATTCATCATGGCCTGCGCACCAGATAACCCAAGGTTTTGCTGCTGGGCACC